CATCTAATGCAGCAATAGAAACAGCAAATATTATTGGGAATATATTCAATATAATAAAAGATATTATATTAGGCATCGTTTCTTTTATAACTCAGCAAATAGAGTACGCAATAAACGGAATAGTTTTATTGATAACCGGTATTGTGCAGGCTATTTCTGCATTGTTACTTGACCCAAAACAAGCATTTCTCAATTTTGCAAATATGTTATTTGATATTTTCAAGGGAATTGGTTTGACAATTCTCGATAGTATTAGGTCAATATCAAAGCAATTATATGATATAATAGCAGGTGTATTTTCCGGGATAATCAGTTTTATCGGAGGATTGGTAGTTTCTGCTTTTAATAGTGTTTCTAATGGAATTATCAATACCATAATGGCGATTTCAGATAAAATAAAAACATCGATTATAGCGCCATTTAAAAACACTTTTGGAAATATTGCAGCGAAATTGGGTTTCGATATTGGCAATGAAAATGCGATTCCTAAAACGCAGTCTATGGTACCAATGCCTGCAATTTCACAAATACAAAATGTTGCATCAAACCCTTTTCCCGGGGTATCACCGGCCAATGTATCAAATATGAATACTCAGTCTAGTAACACCGAAATACAATCAACAATCAACGTAACGGTGCCGCCAGGCAGTGATGCAACTGCCGTTGGTGAGGCAGTAAGAAGGGCGGCAAGTGAAGAATTTGCACGAATGTTAAGGCCAGCCGCCAGGGCCACAAAATCTAACGTGAGTTATTGAGGTTTTTATGAGTTTATTGTCATTGATTTATGGAACAAATAAGCGGGTAAAAATCGCAGAAATCGAAGTCGATGTTTCCATATCTGAATCGCATGAAACGGATTGCGACATTACGGAAAATCCCGTCGAATCCGGTGCCAACATTACCGATCATGTACAAGTAAAACCTGCAAAACTTACAATTGAAGGTTTGATTTCAGATACACCAATCAAATTTTTTCAAGGCGTTCGTTCTTTGTTTGATGATAACAGGTCAAGGAAAACCTATGAAGAATTGGTTGCGATTCAGCAAGAGCGCGAACCAATCGACATTGTGACTGGCTTAAAAAAATATTCGAATATGATTTTAAAAACTCTTACCGTACCGAGAAATGCCGATACCGGAAAGGCATTAAGATTCAACGCAACATTCCAGGAAATCATCATTGTAGAATCAACTGAAATTTCAGTTACAACAACCGATTCTAAATTTCAAAAGAAATCTTCGATTGGAAAAAATACAGCAAAAACTCCAACGCAGGATACACTGGATAAGGCGAATTCTTTACTTTCCCGAATAACCGGATTGGGGGCCTGATATGTCGGTTTTAGAAATTCCTTTGCGGTCGGATGTGGATAACTATGATTTCTCAGTTGACCTGGAAGGCATCACTTATATTTTTGAATTGGCATGGAATGATCGTTCATCGTTATGGTCGCTCATCATCAGCGATGCCGAAAGAAATGTTATTCTCGGTGCTATTCCGATCATGGTCAATGCAAATCTTTTAGAGCGATTTAAAATGCAGAATTTACCTCCAGGCACGTTGGCTCTTTTAGATTTGAGCGGATCTGGACTAGAGGCAGGCAAAACGGATATTGGTAGCCGATGTATTATGATTTATGAGGAAAGTGAAGGATGAGACAATTCATTCGAAATGCCAGACTGAGAGTGGGTACTAAAGGCGCCCTGGAAAAAGAGTACGTCGGCTTTCGATTAAATTTTAAATTTGATAAAAATCTTGAATCTGCGCCGAATACCGGTGTTATAAATGTTTATAATTTGAGTATGGAAAGTCGAGAAAAATTTGAAGCAAAAAATGCGATATGTTCTTTGGACGTAGGATATGGAAACGACCTGTCCCAAATTTTTTCCGGCAACATTGCCAAGGCGACCACAAGAAAAATTGGCGTTGATCGCATAACCGAAATAGAATTAGGCGACGGAGAAAAAGCATATCAAGAGGCAAAAATTGATTTGAGTTTACCGCCAGGCGCCACGGCCGAACAGGTAATGCAAAAAGTTGCATTTTCATTTAAAGATGTAGTTTCTGGAGGTGTTAATGCAATTCGAGAGTTTATTATTCCAAAATTTAAAAGCTATGGAACCGGCGTTATTTTGTCCGGTACAGCCAAAGATATTATGGATAGTTTGGTAAAAACTCTCGGTATGGAATGGTCAATTCAAGACGGCGAGTTGCAGATCATTGAACAACACAAACCAACAAATGATGCAAATGTATTATTAAGTCCTACAACTGGTTTGATCGGTTCTCCGGGTAAGATAAAAGCCGATGCCGGAAAAAACATTCCCGATGGCGGTATTGAATTTCAATGTTTATTGCAGCCAAAACTTAAGCCAGGCCGCCTTGTGGAAATCCAAAGCGAATTTGTTTCCGGGGTATATAGAATTTCAAAGGTTACTCATGAGGGTGATAATTTTATGGGCAATTGGCTATCAAGATGTGAGGCATATGTACATAAATGATTAATCAACAAACGCCAACATTGCAGGATTTGCTTAAAGAGGCTATCGAAAGCCGAGTAACAGATATTCATGTTTCATTGCCGGGAATTGTGCAAAAATATGATGCCGCTAAACAGGTAGCTGATATTCAACCAGTGGTCAAAAAAAAATATGCCGATGGCACAGTTGTTAATTTACCATTGCTCATTAATGTACCGGTGATTTTTCCAAGGACTATCAAATCATTTTTACATTTACCACTTGCTAAAAATGACTATGTATTGCTTATATTTTGCGAACGTTCTCTTGATATTTGGTTACAAAAAGGCGGCATCGTTGACCCTGATGACTTCAGAAAACATTCTTTATCTGATGCCGTGGCCCTGGTAGGATTTTTTCCACAAAAAAATGAATTAACAGTTGATGCTAATAATGTAATGTTGGTTAATGATTCTGCAAAATTTGAATCAACACCGGACGGGAAAACTAAAATCGGCAAGGTTAGCGGAAACCAAACTGAAAACATCGTATTGGGTTTGGAAATGAAAACGTATCTGGAAACTCTGCATGATAAAATTGCAACGCTTTTAGATAAGCTTATTCTCGGCGATATTTGCCTCGTTACTTCACCGGGTAGTCCAACGGCACCAAACCCAGTTCGGGCAGCGGAATTTACGTCTTTAAAAGCCGAATTGGCAGCATTAAAGGCATCACCGATTTCAGACAAGAAATTTTTAAGTGATATATTTTTTACGGAAAAGGGTAATTGAAATGGCACTGACAGGCGCAGGATTATTCGCTGCAATGAAAGCAAAACTTCCGGTTGCTCAGGATTTGGCAATGCAAGAGGCAGCGTTAAAGCCAATGTGTGAAGCTATCGTCGAATATTTTGTCGCAAATACGCAGGTAACAACATCGGTTTCGGTTGCCGCAGGAATTCTTGTTGCGGTAGATCCTATTACCCATCTTGGTGCCACCACTACCGCCGGAACCGGCACCGGCACCGGAACAATATCGTGAGGATAAAATGGATTTAAAACAGGATACAGCAACAAATGATATAAAAGTTTTGAATGGTAATGTTTCCTGGACATCCGGAGTTGAATCGATCATTCAACATTTAAAAATTCGATTAAAAACTTTTAAAGGCGAATGGTTTTTAGATACCGCATTAGGTGTAAGTTATTTTGATGATGTATTCAAAAAAAATCCTGATTTAACAATATTGAACGCGGTATTTACAAAAATAATTTTGGATACGCCTGGGGTTTTAAGTTTACAAACTTTAAGTTTTGATCTCGATTCGAATAGACAATTATCGATTGATTTTTCGGCAATAACTGCCGATGGAATTATAGATTATTCTGGTTTTATAGGGGTTTAAAATGGTATATGGATTAACAAATACCGGATTTATTAAAAAAAGACAACCTGATATTCAAGATGAATTAGAGGAAAAATTCCGGGCGGCGTTTGGAAACGAAATTAATTTATTACCGACCTCTATTTTCGGACAAGTCATCGGAATTTTTTCCGAACGTGAGGCGAGCCTTTGGGATTTACTTGAGGAAATTTATAACTCGGCGTTTCCCGATACCGCAACGGGTGTTTCTCTTGATAATGCCTGCGCATTAACTGGCGTTACACGTCTTGAAGCCACTTATTCAACGGTCACCGCCAGGGTGTTCGGAACACTTTTAACACTCATTCCGGCCGGATCTATTTTCTCAGTTGACGGCATACCTGATAATAGATTCATTTCTTTAGATAACGGCGAAATTCACGCAGGAATAAATGAAATACAAAGGCTCACATTTTCTGCAGTACCGGCAAGCGGTACCTGGGCAATCACTTATGATGGGCAAACAACCGGCCCAATAGCACATAATGCAAGCAATGCGACGATACAGTCTGCTTTAAATGGATTAAGTAATCTTTCCGGTGTCGTTGTTACTGGTAATTATTCATCATATATTCAAATTGAATTTGCTGGATCCGATGGCGAAAAAGATCATATCATGGTCACTACGACAAACACGTTGCAAGATGGCCTTACAAATCCAATCACGATAACAGCAACGGAATATCAAAAAGGGTTTTTGCCGCATGTTGATGTTCTTTGTCGCGCTGAAGTTACCGGTGCTATTACTGCGCCAGCAAATACTCTTACAGTAATCGAGACACCTCTTTTTGGCATGGATTCGGTGACAAATTTATTAGATGCCGCAGTCGGAAATGAACGCGAAACCGATTCTGAATTACGCCTACGTCGTATCGAAAGTTTGCGTGCAATTGGAACATCAACTATCAACGGAATTGTAAATAGTCTGCGAGACCTCGACGGGATCACCTCATGTTTTGTATTCGAAAATAACGGTGATGTAACTGATGGCGATGGCAGACCGCCGCATTCTTATGAAGCATTTATTCAGGGCGGCGATAATGACGAAATTTTTCAAACCCTTTGGCTCACAAAACCTGCAGGTATTGCAACGTATGGAAATATTAGCGGCCTCGTTTTAGATTCGCAGGGATTCGAACATACCTTGTATTTTTCACGGCCAGTTGAAAAATTAATTTATCTCGTAATCGAAATAACCAAAAATACCGACCCTCTGGAAATCGGCGGCGTGTATCCTGCAAATGGTGATACTTTAGTTCGTGATGCCGTTTTAGCATATGGCGCTACATTTCAAATCGGACAAGATGTTGTACTACCAAGATTCTGGACGCCAATAAATACTATTCCAGGGATCCTTGGAATAGTTGTAAAAGCAGGGTTTACGGCAGGCCCTACCGGTACATCAAATCTTGCAATCGGCGCAAAAGAATTGGCACTATTTGACACTACAAGAACAACGGTGACTTCATGACAATTCAGAAAATAACAAACCATAGTTCATTGGCATTAGAACGCCTTTTATACCAATTTAAAGAGGCACCAAAAACCATTGCATTATTTGAAATGGAAACCGATCAAATCCAAAGTCTTGAGGACGCTGCATTTGATTTTTTAACAAAAATTCCGTTGCAAACAGCGACCGGTGTGATACTTGATCGATGGGGTGTTGTTCTCGGTGAAGAACGCTATGGCGATACTGATGATGATTATCGCGCACGTTTATTTTTTGCAATATCTAAAAATCTTTGTAATGGTACGCCAGAAGAAATGATTTTATTTTTCAATTTTTTGATGCTCACTGATCATGTACAAATCTATGAGTATTTTCCTGGTGTAATTGTTTTTGCGGCTATTAATGTAACGAATTTTGCCGACCCAGTTTTAATTAAATCACAATTACAACAATTGGCCTGCGCGGGCGTAAGAATTGGTTGGATTGTGATTGGAGAAAGTGAAAATCCATTTGCATTTTTGACGTATCCTTTCATTGGCGCGAAGGGATTTGACACATATCCAACAACCGGTGTGGGCGGTGAATTTA